CAGATCGGTCTGAACGCAGCGCTGGTGCAGAACAACGGTTCTAACACCACTGGTGATTCGCAAGTTGCAATTCTTGGCACTTCGTTTGCCGTTACTGCATCGTTGCCAATCCGCGTTGTTGATATTGTTCCTGATACTTCGAATAGCGCTAACGGCTATTGCGAGTTCATCTGCAAATTCAACGCACCGTACATTGTTTCCACGTTCACCAATACGTCTAACCTCGTTACCTCGACGGTAACTGGCGGTCATGCGTATCTGAACCCGACTGGTGTTTAAGGAGTAAGACATGGCTATTTCACGCGCACAACTACTGAAAGAGCTACTGCCTGGCCTGAACGCTTTGTTCGGCATGGAGTACGCTCGTTATGGTGAAGAACACAAAGAGATCTACGAAACTGAGACCTCTGAGCGTTCCTTCGAAGAAGAGACCAAGCTCTCTGGCTTTAGTGCCGCACCGGTCAAGAACGAAGGTTCTGCGATCCGGTACGACAACGGCCAGGAAGCTTGGACCGCACGATACAACCACGAAACCATCGCTCTGGGTTTCTCGCTGACCGAAGAGGCCATCGAGGACAACCTGTATGACAGCCTGTCGGCTCGTTATACCAAGGCGCTGGCTCGTGCGATGGCTTACACCAAGCAGGTTAAGGCAGCAGCAGTACTGAACAACGGCTTCTCGTCTAACTACCCCGGTGGTGACGGCGTGGCTCTGTTCAGCACAGCACACCCGCTGGTTAGCGGTGGCACCAACAGCAACACTCCGTCGACTCAAGTTGACCTCTCGGAAACCGCGTTGGAAAACGCAGTTATCCAGATCGCAGCTTGGACTGACGAACGTGGTCTGCTGATCGCCGCACGCCCACGTAAACTGGTTGTGCCTCCAGCATTGCAGTTCGTGGCAACCCGACTGCTGGAAACGCAACTGCGTCCTGGTACCAATGACAACGACGTGAACGCGATTGTTAACAACGGTTCCATCCCAGAAGGCTATACGATCAACCACTACTTGACCGATAACAACGCATGGTTCCTGACCACTGACGTTCCAAACGGCATGAAGCACTTTGTTCGTACGCCGATGTCCAATTCCATGGATGGTGACTTTGATACAGGGAACGTGAGATACAAATCACGTGAGCGTTACAGCTTTGGATTCAGCGATCCACTTGGCATGTTCGCATCGCAGGGCGCGTAATAGAAGGGGGGTGATAAACCCCCCTTTTTTCATAAATTTATGCTATAACGCAGTAACTCCGGGAATCCCGGGTGTGGCAAACAGTCCCGGCTGACGTCAAGCAGATTGCCATACCGAACTCGCTTGAGAGGACAATTCGATGGCTGTATCTACTACCCAATCCATTTGGCGTTCGGGCGGCGGTGATAACACTCGCCAAGCCTATTGTGGCACCGGCGTCATGGCAGCAACCTTCTTTGTTGCTAACGCGGCAGTCTCTGGCAACGTTGTCGTTGCACAGGGTCAGACTGCTGAAGTCATTCTTCCTGCTAACGCTGTTGTAACGCACGTCATGATCACCGATGCTTTGACTTCGGGCACCATGAACGTTGGCTATGTGACAGTTGACGGCGCAACTAACAACGTTTCTTACCTTGCTAACGGCGCTTCTGCTGTGGCAACGATTACACCTGGCTCTGCTGGTAACGGCGCAGGCCTTGGTCTTGTGATGAGCGCTACCCAGAACGTCAAGATTACGTCCGAAAGCAAGAGTTCGGCTGTTGGCAACGTTGGCGGCATCATCCTCTACTACGTTACTGATCCCCTCTTTGGTCAGCAGAACAACTAATAGGGGGCCATTATGGCTATGCAATCAGACGTACGGCCAGGTATATGCCCTGCCAACGCCACGACTGTCGTGCTTGAAGGCCGCACCCGTTTAAAGGGCGGTCTGATTCAGTACGGCACGACGGCCACGGTACAGATCAGAGATGGAGCATCTAACCTAGTGGTGTTTACAGCGCCCGGTGTGGCAGGTGTAACTCCGCTGAACATCCCTGATCAGGGCATTATTTGCAGATCCAACCTGACGGTTGTCACCAGTGTTGGTGCAAACGTGACGGTGTTCTATGGCTAAGAAGACCCCATCCCTTGCTATCGGTCGCGGCGAAAAGCTGCCCGCATCCAAGGGCGCGGGTCTAACTGCCAAAGGCAGGGCGAAGTACAACAAAGCTACTGGCAGCAATCTTAAGGCTCCGCAGCCAGAGGGTGGCGCTCGCAAGCGTTCCTTTTGCGCTCGGATGTCTGGAATGCCGGGACCCATGAAAGACGAGAAAGGTCGCCCAACAAGGAAGGCGGCTTCTTTGAAAAGGTGGAAGTGTTAACCGTGGACTTAGCATTCGTTTGGAATGGCGCTCTGTCGCTGTTCGTGGGCTTGTTTGCGTACATTGCCCATGAGAAGTTTTCCGAGCTGGCACGCATCACGATCTTGTTGAACAAGACGCGTGAGGAGATTGCGCGGGATAACGTTACCAAGGCAGAAGTAGATCGCATCACAGATCATATTGACCAGCGGTTTAATCGTCTTGAGACCAAGATAGATCAACTGATTGAGTCGCAACGGAGGGTGTTATGAAGAAGAAGGTCAAGCGTTACCAAGATGGCGGCGTTCTGCGTGATCGCTACGGCAATCCTGTGCGGTCTGGTTCCGGCGAGGTGGTGCGCACGCGCTTTCCAGAGCGTTCTTACAATGAAGAAGCACCGGCAAGCATGATAGAAAGCAGCGACTACAGCGGTCGCCGCATGAAGTCACCTGACGTGGGCGATACTGAGTCTAGCGATTACATGCGCAGCGGGCGCAGTACTGACATTGGCTTTGGCGGCGGTGAAGATGATGAGCCGCGCAGCATTAGCAAGTACATAAAGAAGTTAAGCGAGGATGAAACTCCATCAGCCGAAGTGGTTGAAGAGAAGAAGACCATCACTCGCAAGCCTGCAAAGAAAGCGCCCAAGCGTGCAAGTCAGTCTTTTGGTGTAGATGAAAGTGGCATGAAAGAGCGCGCTAAAGCTGCGTCTGATTTCCAGCCTACTCCTAAAAGCAAGTTCAGCGACACTGGCAAGAGCACCCGCCTAAGAGCGCTTTTAGGCACGTTTGGCTTGAAGAAGGGTGGCACTGTGTCATCTGCTTCCAAGCGCGCAGATGGCATTGCTCAACGTGGCAAGACTCGCGGGAAGGTTTGCTGATGGATATGTCACAGATTCAAGCTCGCATCACAGAGCTTGAGGCACGCAGGGCGCGTGGCGAGTCCGTGCCAGAGCTAGATGCTTTGTACAGAAAGATGGACGCGATGACCGATCAAGGTTATCGCACTGCGACTGGCGAAGGTAAGCCAAAGGTAGAAAAAAAGGCTCGCGGCGGAATGGCTGGGTCTGCTTCTGCCCGCGCTGATGGTTGCGCTCAACGCGGTAAAACCAGAGGGAAAATGGTATGAGAAAGCGTCGGAAGTTTGCTGACGGTGGCGTCACCGGCGGCCAAGTGCAGCAGCCCACTTATCCGTTCTATGGCAACCAACCGCAGGCTGGGGGTCAGAGTGGCGGGATGAATCAGACGTTCAACATGCAGCCGCAAGCCATGTCTGGTCCGAACGATCAGATGACACAGCGCTTTGCCAAAGGTGGACAGGCTAAAGTTGGCAAGGTCATGAGTGAGTTCAAGTCTGGCAAGTTAAAGTCATCGTCAGGTCAGAAGGTAACCAACCCCAAGCAGGCCATTGCCATCGGTCTTTCCGAAGCTGGCCTTTCCAAAAAAGCCAAAGGAGGCGAAATGAAAGAGTCAAAAGCAATGGTCAAGAAGGAGATCGGCTTCATGAAGAAGAAGGGTGCTCCGAAGTCGATGATCAAACATGAGATGAGTGAGATGAGCGGCATGAAGCACGGCGGCAAGGTTAAGAAAATGGCGATGGGTGGCTACGCTGATGGTGGTATGCCTATGGTCATGAAGGACGGTCAGAAAGTGCCAGCGTTTGCGGCTGACGGTAAAGGCAAAATGGCTAAAGGCGGTGGCGTTAAGAAGATGGCCTCGGGCGGTATGACCGCATCAAAAATGGGTTCAGTCAAGACTGCCGCTCCTAGCCGTGATGGCGTTGCTGTTAAAGGCAAGACCAAGGGCACCATGGTCAAGATGGCAGGCAACAAGGGCATGAAAAAAGGCGGGTACTGCTGAGATGAGACCATCTCGCGGCATGGGGGATATCAACCCCAAAAAGATGCCAAAGGCGAGGGTAAAACCTCGTCGGGACAATACTGACTTCACGGAATATGCCAAGGGCGGCTCCGTGCGGTTGGGTAAGCCGTCGGTGGAGGATGCTGTGCGTGGCGCTGCCAAGCGGTCAAAGGTCAACGCTGCTGGCAACTACACCAAGCCCGGGCTGCGTAAGAGGATTGTGTCTCAGGTAAAGGCCGCAGCAACACATGGCACCGGCGCAGGACTTTGGTCAGCCCGTAAAGCGCAGTTGGTGGCTAAGAAGTACAAAGCCGCCGGCGGCGGGTACAGGGACTAGTATGAAAGCCCCGCAGCAAAGCCTTAAATCTTGGGGCGAGCAAAAGTGGCGAACGAAAAGCGGCAAGCCATCGTCAAAGACCGGAGAGCGTTATCTCCCGGAAAAGGCGATTAAGGCTCTAAGTCCAGCCGAGTATGCCGCCACGACGAAGGCAAAGCGGGCAGGTAAGAAAGCAGGAAAGCAGTTTGTTAAACAGCCCAAGGGTATAGCACAGAAGACTGCGAGATTTAGGTAATGGCATACACCACTTCTACAACGACGTTCAATCCAACCGTCAACGAAATCTTCGAAGAAGCTTTCGAGCGTTGCGGTCTTGAGATGCGTACGGGCTACGATTTTCGTACCGCTCGGCGCAGCTTGAACTTGTTGCTGACGGAGTGGGCAAACCGTGGCATCAATTTATGGACTATCGAGTCGGCAACGATTCCGCTTGTACAAGGGCAGGTTACCTATGATCTACCTATTGACACCGTGGATCTTCTGGAACATGTTATTCGAACTAATCCCGGTCAGATTGGAACCCAGTCAGACATCAACATCAACCGAATCTCTGTCTCAACCTACGCGACGATCCCGAACAAGCTCACGCAAGGGCGTCCGATCCAAGTCTGGATAAACCGTCGTAGCGGCCAGACAACCGACGTGCCGGGCGCAACACCGCAGAATCCGCAGATCAACGTTTGGCCGTCACCAGATCAGGGAACGGCACAGACTCCGTACTACTACTTCGTGTACTGGCGGCTGCGCAGGATGTTTGACGCAGGCAACGGTGTAAACGTTGAGGACATCCCATTCCGCTTTCAGGAGGCCATCATCTGCGGGTTGGCATACCGGTTGGCGATGAAGGTTCCTGGTGGTCTGGAGCGCATTCAGTTTCTGAAGGCGCAGTATGACGAGGCGTGGGAGATGGCGGCTGGCGAGGATCGGGAAAAGGCACCGGATAGACTGGTGCCGCGCATGATCACATATAGGTGATGTATGCCTAGCAAGTACGCTAGTGGTAAAAAGAGTATTTCAGAGTGTGACCGGTGTGGTTTCCGGTATCAGCTCAAAGTGTTGAAGACGCTGACGATCAAGACGAAGAACGTCAAGATCAAGGTGTGTCCGACTTGCTGGGAACCTGACCAGCCGCAGTTGAGTCTTGGCCTATATCCGGTTTCAGACCCCCAAGCGGTACGGGAGCCAAGGCCGGATTTGTCGTACTGGCAGTCTGGTATGACGGGGTTGCAGGCAGACTACAACTCTGGCACAAACATCTTGCAGGATGGATTCCCCGGTGGTGGTAGCCGGATCTTCCAGTGGGGTTGGGCACCGATTGGCGGGGCTAGGGCAAATGATGCAGGGTTGACACCGAACAACTTGGTGGCGCAAACGACGGTAGCAAACGTGACTATCAACTAGGAGTGAATGATGGACAAGA